AAAGGTACAGAACTATATGATGAAACAGATAGCCAATACCATTGGATTGGGTGCAGTTCACGCCTCCCGTAAGATGATAGAGCTATCAAGAGAGGCGAGAAGCGAGTATGTTCAACTAGAGGCAAGTAAGGACATATTGGACAGAGTAGGGTTGAGAGCGCCCGATAGAGTTCAGCACTCTATAGACGCCAACCTACAAGTCAACATAGACCTTACTTGACCAACGTGTACACTAGGTGAGAGATATGACGAGACCCCCCTTTAAAAAACGGGTGCCACATCATCTCTCTCCTCCTACACACATAATAGAGGTTAAAAAAAGCACCTCATAAATGTGCGTTGAATAGATGGGATTTTGGTGTAAGGTGAATAATTGACTATAGTAGCTATGATCTGGTTAAGATCGGTAAGCTCCTAGTACTAGGCAAAGAAATGAAGATTGATTGTGAATCTAATTAAAAAATTAAAAAGAAAAGTAAGTAGAATAAAACAAGTCAAGGAACATAAAAAGACTTCAGACTTTGCTTCAAAGAAAAAATTATACAAGAAGGAACTTGGTGTTAAAGCATATTTTACTCCGAGCTTGCTTAAAAAAGATAAGTTAAAACTGGGAATAGGGTATGATTCACCCAAAGAACAACAAGTAGTAAAAAAATGGGTAAAAAATCCTGATATTGACAAAGGAACATTTAAATCGAGAATAAACATTCTTAAAAAAGCAATAGGAGGGAAAAGTCCGAAAAAGACAATTCCCGTTGTTGGAATAGCCAAAACAAACAGAGTGAAAACATATATATACGGAGGGTCTCTTGGAAAAGAGCTTTGGACACAAGACAAAAGGGCCGTATTAACAACTTCCAAATCAGTTAAAAAGACTAAGTAAAATGTGCGTTGAAATTTTTTTAAAAACAAGATAAGGATTGATTATGAGCAAATTATATCAATATCAAAAATTTACTAAAGCTCAGGCTAAAAAAACTGGGGAGGCTTTTGATAAAATTATTAAAAAGTCAAAACCATCCATTAGGAAGGCAACTTCCTATGTAGGTCAGACAGCAAAAAAAGCTCAACCAACATTGAAAAATGTCTATAAACAACCAGTTTCAATGAAAGCAGTTGTAGACCAAAGTATTAGATTTGCAAAAACTGGATCAAAACAAATTATAAAGAAAGCGCCGAAAGTTGCTTTTCAAGCTGGAAAGACAGCTTACAAGGCAGCTCAACTTCTTCCAGTGGGAAGGGGCGCCAAAGTTGTTGGAGTTGGTGGAAAACTTGCGTGGAAAGCTGGCAAGTCCTTATTCAAGGCATTCAAAAAAGGCTACAAGAAACCTTAACAAATTACCTTAAATCTGTGCGTTGCGAAGTTAATTAATTACTTCTATTGTTATTCTTTTCACAGTATAACATAGAAAGGATTAACATGAACGCAGCAGACTTATCTCAACAAATTAAAAATAAAGACGAAGAAAACAAGAAACTCAAGGAGAGTAATAAGATACTTCTTGAAAGCCTTGAAAGGCATATTGAGAATGAGAAAGTTATGCGACATGAGAATCTTAAATTGAAAGGGGTGGTCAATGCCTAAAGTCGGTAGTAAAAAATTTTCCTACACAAAATCAGGGGCTAAAGCCGAAGCAAAGAAAACGGGAAAGAAAGTTGTCAAGCAAAGCAAAAATAAAGGGTACTAGGGTAGAGAACGAAATTGTCAAACTCTACAAGAAAGAAGGATACAAGGCAAGACGACAGCCAATGTCAGGAGCCATCTCTGCATTTCCTCACGATATCTTTATTGGCGACCTTCACGAAGGAACAAATGCGGAAGTTAAAGCAAGGAAAAACGGAGAGGGATTCAAGCAGCTTGAGGACTGGAAAGGAAAAGCCGACCTCTTAATCTTGAAAAGAAACAATAAATCGCCTATGGTGGTAATGGATTGGGAACTGTATAGGATATACCTGAATGACATTAAAAGACCTACCATTGTCGAAGCAAGAGAAGAAAAAACTATACAGCCTGACACCAGAACAAGAGAAGCTCCTAAAAGAAAAATACGGAACGGTGGCTGGAGAACTGGACACAAGAAAGCCCAATTCCCCAAACGCCCATTTCGACATAACTTTTCAAGACAGACAAAGACTTCGTAAAGTTGTCAAGACAATTCATTTTAAAAATTACCCAAAAGAATTTATAACTGATAAAGAGGCTGATAAGTTAATTGAAGCTCTTGGGCCGAAGGTGGCTGAAGATATGATTAAGAAATACATAGATCAGATAAAATAATGTTCCAAGTAACCGTTATCATCTTGTTAGTGTTAATACTCTTAAGCACTTGTGGATCATGACGGAATTTACCTACAAACCCGGTGGAGCTGTCCTCAAGGAATTTATGAAGTCTGATGACTTCTTTCGAGGACTGAGAGGCCCAGTCGGATCAGGAAAATCCGTTGCTTGTTGCGTGGAATTATTCAGAAGAGCCTTGGCTCAAGGAAAGGCGAAAGACGGATTTCGAAAATCAAGATGGGCTGTCATACGAAATACGAATCCACAGTTAAGAACAACAACCATCAAGACTTGGCTGGATTGGTTTCCAGAGAATGACTTCGGTCATTTCGCTTGGAGCGTTCCCTATACGCATAGGATAAGAAAAGGGGAGATAGACTTGGAAGTCATCTTTCTTGCTCTGGACAGACCAGAAGATGTCAAGAAACTTCTGTCATTGGAATTGACGGGAGTATGGATCAATGAGGCAAGGGAATTGCCGAAAAGCATTATTGATGCTTGTACTATGAGGGTGGGAAGATATCCGAGTATGAGAGATGGGGGAGCTACTTGGTACGGAGTAATCTGTGATACCAATGCTCCTGAAGAAGATCATTGGTGGGCTGTAATGGCTGGTGATGTTCCCGTTCCAGATCACATCTCACGAGATGAAGCGCTGATGTTGGTGAAGCCTGACAACTGGAGTTTCTTTACCCAACCATCAGGAATGACTGAGAAAGTGAACAACAAGAGATTAGAGGGATATGAACCTAACTCATTAGCAGAAAATAAAAAAAACCTGACGGAAAACTATTACAACAATATTATAAAAGGAAAAACAAAAAGCTGGATTGATGTTTATGTAATGAACAAGCTAGGTTCATTGGAAGAAGGGAAACCAGTCTATTCTGGTTTCAAGGAAGAACTTCACATTTCACGGGAAACAATACCGATAGCCGAAGTGCCAGTCTTTGTTGGCATTGACTTCGGACTAACACCGGCAGCAGTATTCGGACAAAGACTTCCTATGGGTAAGTGGCTTATTGTTCACGAACTTGTTTGCTTTGACATGGGGATTACAAGATTCAGTGAACTGTTAAGGGCTGAAATAGCGAAGAAGTTTAAAGGAATGGATATAGATATATATGGTGATCCTTCTGGTGATTTCCGTGCGCAAACGGATGAACGAACACCTTTTCAGGTATTGCGACAAAATGGCATAGTTGCTAAACCAGCTCCTAGCAATGATGTTGCTTTACGGATTGAAGCAGTCGAAACTGCAGTCAACAGACTGATAGACGGGGAAGTAGGATTCCTTGTTGACAAGAGCTGCATCAATCTTAAGAAAGGTTTTAATGGTGGATACCATTATAGGAGGATACAAGTGACGGGTGATCGTTATGATGACCGACCATACAAGAACAGATATTCTCATGTTCATGATGCACTGCAATATTTAATGATGGGAGCTGGTGAAGGAAAAAGTTTAATTGCTGGAAAATCACATAAAAAAAGCTATGTATCCAACAAGGGTTGGGATGTATTTAAACCAAAGAAAATTAAAAGCACATGGGATTTCCTCAGAAGGAATGGTTAGTATATTTTTATGAAGCGAAAGATCATCACTGGTCTTTGCGATTCTTCAAGAAGAACTTCAAGCATTGTGGCGTAATAGGATACTTCAATGAAATGGATACTTGGATGCTGCAAGAATATGTTTATGGAAAACTTATGGTGGAACTGCTGACAAAAAAGGATATTGAATCATTGTTTCAATTCATTAAGAATACTAACGGAAAAATCGTCAAGGTTCCCGTCAAGGAAACGGAAAAATCACCCTTGCCAAATCTCTTTGGAGCTTGGCTGAAGGAGCATAGCTGTACCTCTTATGTTCAGCGATTATTGGGATTAAACCACTTTTTAATCTTTTCACCCCATCAATTATTTTGTGCGTTGAAAAAAAAGGGATTTAATGAGATAAAGTTATAATTATGGGAATATTTAAACAACCTAAAGTTCCAGCTCCCGATCCTGAATTAGAACGACAGCTAAAAGAAAGACGGGAAGAGGAAGAATCCGAGAAGAAAAGAAAGGCTGATAAGGATAAAGAGTTTAAGTGGCGTAAGCAAATGGGAATGGTAGGCGCTCGTTCTCTCTTTTCTAGAGCTGGTGGAAAAGGATTTTTCTACGAAAACGAGGAAGTATAATGTCAAGTAACAAAGGAACAAGCTCCAATTCACAAGGTGACAGTTATTCTTCAGGTGGTGGAACTGGTGGGGAATATGACACTCCCACGCCAACGACAAAGAAAAAAGCACGAAAAGAAAAACAAATTAAAGAAGGACAATCACTTGTAGCAAAGAACATAGAATCCGATAGAAGAAAATATCACGGTAAAACTAAAAAATATTTAATAGGTGGAAAGAAAGATGTTGGTGAGATGTATGGAGGAAAAGCATCTCAAATGACAAATGAATATTTGGTTTCCATTGGTGAAGCTAAAAGGGGAAATCCTTATTATGATCACAAGGGAAAAATAACTGGGTACAGTTATCTTCTTACTTCTGCTGGCAGAGAAATGAAATATGGCAAGTCTCAAGGAGCTATGGGATCAGGCGATCCAACTGGTATTATGACTGGAACTTCTATTTCAAAAACAATGTGGGATTCACAAAAACAAGTTCAAAAATTAATGAAACTTGGCCCAATGGGATTATTAACATCTGCTGCAACTAAGGACACGGGTTATGATTCTTATTTAAAAAAATTTTATGGCAATATGGCTGGAGCATCTTCTTATGGAATTAAAAGTGCTAAAGTATCTGGTCAAGGAACTACTGAAGATTTTTCAGAAGTATCCTCAGTAACACAAATTGATCCGAATAAAACAGAAACAAGAACTGATGATACAAGATTTAAATCTAAAAAAGCAATTACTAAAGGTGGAGACGAAACTCTTTTAGCAAGTAGAAATTTATTTGGTAAAAAAGGAAAAACAATAACAGCAAGTATGGCATAAATGGTTTATGAAAATATAGATATTACACCAATTACTGGTAGTGAGAATGATTCTAAAATTGGAATCTTTCTAAAAAGATATAAAAAAGCAGAAGGAATAAAGGATTATTGGAAAGAGAAATTTGAGGAAGCGTATGAATTTACTATGCCTCAACGGGAATCTTTCTTTGAGGAAACGCCGGGTTCAAGAAGAACGGATAAGATATTTGATGAAACAGCAGTAGTTGGGATACAAGAATTTGCATCACGACTGCAAGCTGGCATGACACCTACCTTTGCAAGATGGGCTGACTTTGAAGCTGGTTCAGAAATACCAGAAGAAATGAAACCATCAATCAATGAGCAATTAGATACAATTACTTCTTATGTCTTTGAAGTATTGCAATCATCAAACTTCAATACAGAAGTCCACGAATCATTTATGGATTTGGCTATTGGTACTGGCTGCCTTCTCGTAGAGGAAGGTGATGCAGTTCATCCTCTTAAGTTTAATGCAATTCCATTACCACGATTAACTTTAAATAATGGGCCTGATAATAAAATAGATCAAATATTTAGAACACGATATGTTGACTATGAAGATTTGCAAACTATTTATCCTCGTTCCTTAATTCCTATAGATGTACTACAGCGAACAAAAAACAGTCGTTCCAAATGTTTAGTTGTAGAAGGAACAATGCGTTTATACGATGAACCAAATGTAGAAAAATATAAATATTGTGTTGTTCTTCCTAAGGAAAAAATAATGATTGAAGAAAGAATTTTAGAAGGTAATTCTTCCAATCCTTATATTGTATTCAGATGGAACAAAGCATCAGGAGAAGTTTATGGCAGAGGCCCAGTCTTTAATGCGATGGCAGCAATCAAGACGACAAACCTAACAGTAGAATTAATTTTACAAAATGCACAGATGGCAGTTAGTGGTATATACACCTTTGAAGATGATGGTGTAATTAATCCTGATAATGTTCAGTTAGTGCCGGGTTCTCTCATTCCCGTATCGCCGGGTTCAAGAGGATTAGTACCAATCGCTGGAGCTGGTGATTTTAATGTTGCTCAATTAATATTAAGCGATATGCGACAAAATATTAAAAAAGCATTATATATGGAAGCATTGGGAAAACCTGAAGGAACACCAATGTCTGCTACTGAAGTATCAGAACGAATGGCTGACCTATCAAGACAAATTGGTTCTTCCTTTGGCAGATTACAAAGTGAATTTGTTACTCCTTTATTAAAAAGAATTATTCGTATTTTAACAAAACAAGGAAGAATAGAACTTCCAAAAATAGACGGAAAAGAAGTAAAAGTGGTTCCCCGTTCCCCATTGGCTAAAGCACAACACCAACAAGATGTTGCTGATGTTACTCGTTTCAACGAAATCATTGGAATGACATTCGGCCCTCAAATGTTGAATATGATTGTCAAGCAAGATGAAGTAGCCAAATACTTGGCTGAAAAAATGAATCTTCCTGAAAAACTCATTCGAGATGCAGCAGAACAACAAGAATTAGCAAATCAGTTGCAAACCATGCAACAACAAGGTACATTAGGAGCTGATGAACTGGAAAGACCTCAAGGACAATAAAAAGCCTCAAGTTAAAAAACAGACTGTTGACGGATATGAACGACCTGATGAACTTGAGAGTAGAATTAATAAAGCATTTGCCATTGCATTTAAAGATGACAATGGACAACTTGTATTGGATTATTTAAAATCCATTACGACTGGAGCTGTAAGTGGCCCGAATGTAGAAGCGAATAGGCTCTTTCATTTAGAGGGTATGCGTTTTCTATTTGCCATTATTCAAGATCGAATAAACAAAGGAAAGGAAAAATAAATGGCTGA